TTCGCCAGACTCATTATCTGCTGGTGAACAGAAAAAGATGAATTTAATTGTGTTGCTCTGTATTCTTGAATTAATTAAGCTCAAACACAATAAAGTTAACATTCTGTTTCTAGATGAAGTATTCTCATCATTGGACGTTGATTCTATTTTTAGAGTAGTTGACCTACTTAAGGCCTTTGCCAGAAAGTACAATATGACGGTTTTTGTAATTTCTCACGATCCTTTGCCAGAAGAATACTTTGACACAAAGATTCAAGTTGAGAATACTGATCACTTTTCCGATTTAAAGATCATTTAATTTAACCTTTTTTCATTTTTTTAGTATTAGACATATATGATTACGTTTAAAGGACTTAGTTTTGCAGATTGTTATAGGGACTCAATCGTCTACTTAATGGAGGAAGGTATGACAAATCATGCCAGAGGAACCACCAGTAAAGAATTGTTAGACGTCGCTTTAGTAGTTGAGGATCCCAGACTCTGCCTTTATTCCAATAAAGTTAGAGGATCTCAGCAGAAATATATTGCTGCAGAATTCCTATGGTATTATGCTGGCCGTAATGATGTCGGCTTTATCTCAAAATGGGCAAAATTCTGGGAAACCATCCAGAATCCAGACGGCACGGCAAATTCAGCTTACGGTAACTTGATCTTCACAAAGAAAAATGATCATGGCTCAACTCAATATCAATGGGCTATTCAAAGTTTAATGAACGACTCGAATACTCGTCAAGCAATCTTACACTTCAATACGCCAGAACATCAATATCAAACAAATAAAGATTTCGTTTGTACGATGTATGCGAATTTACACATTCGCCAAAATAAGCTTTACATGAGCGTATTCATGCGAAGTAATGACGCAGTATGGGGTACACCAACCGACGTGGCGTTCTTTTGTTCTTTACAGATGCAAATTCATTCGCACCTAAAGAATATCTACCCAGATCTTGAATTAGGAAGTTATACTCATGTTGCAAATTCATACCATGTTTACGATAGACACTATGATCTTGCTAACCGAATGTGTGAAGCTGATTTCGTGCCGGTCCAGTTACCCGAAATCGAAGTTGACTTAATTGACATAGATGGCTCTCCAAGCGAAGACTTTAGATCTGTATTTGCTGGTGCAACTCAAGAAACCTCAGATCTAGTAATATTTCAAAACAACGATCTTTTGAAATGGATTTTTGAAAAAATTAAAGAAGGCTAAGCAATGTCAATAACCTTACTCAGAACTCAGCGTCAACACCAAGTTGACGTTACCTATATCAAGATGGCACAGATTTGGGCCAATCTTTCTCACGCCAACCGTAAAAAGGTCGGAGCTTTGATTGTGAAAAATAACACAATAATTTCCGATGGCTACAATGGGACTCCTTCAGGCTTTGAAAATGAATGCGAAATCGCAATCAATAATGAAGATGGCTCGTTTAGAGAATACCAGACAAAATGGTATGTCCTTCATGCAGAGTCTAATGCACTAGCAAAGGTTGCTAAATCTACGCAAAGTAGCGAAGGCTCAACTTTATACGTGACCTATTCTCCGTGTACCGAATGTAGTAAATTAATTCTACAATCAGGAATAAAAAGAGTCGTTTACTTGGAAGAGTACCGCGACGTATCTGGATTAGACTTCTTACGCAAAGCCGGTGTTGAGATTAAAAAAATCGACATTGACACCGTATGATTGACTCATTAGACAGAAATTTAGAAATAGTATTCGTAAAGGACCAAAAACAGTTCGCTCACGTATTTTGTAAAAAGCAGAAGTGCGATTACTTGCTAAACGTGAATAAAATAATTCGTGAAAAATTCGATCATGAGATACTTGTTCCAAATAAAATTCAAGCATTCTTAATAAATTACGAAATCAAGAAGCTAATAGACAAAGCGATAAACGTTCGTAATCGTAAGTACAATCGTATTATTTACGTAAACTCATCACTGAGTGTCAGTAACATCAACAATACAATTAAATTCCTAAACACTGCATATACTACAATACAATTCATTCCCAAGTTAATCGATTCAGATCAAGAAATTGGTGAACTTGCCGGAGTAGAAACAATAAAAAAGGGTCGATAAACGACCCTTTCTTTTTTAAGTTAGATTTTTGTATTAATTCTCTTTGAGATCTTCCTTCTTTTGCATAATTTCAACTTGACCAGTCAATTGAACCGCATCTGTTAAATCAGATGGATTCTTAGACACAATGATGTCAGATTTTCCACCAAGTTCTTTGTCCTTTTGTGAAATCATTACAAGGTCGCCAGTTTCAACAACCTGTGTTCTACTAGCAGTTACTAAATAAGCAGCTGTCATTGCTGAACTAAGTTCATCTTGGAAAACTCCATCAAAATCAATCTCACCCTTATTGGTTGAGGCTTGAATTGTAAATTCACCAGTTTTTTCAGCTAACCACTGTTCAAATAGTTTGATCATTTGGAATTAGTCTTTATTTTCGTCTTCGTCGTTGTCTTCAGTTCCTTCTTCAGGAGCTTCTTCCTCTTCGGTTTTGCAAAGCTTCTTAACTGCTGCGCAAAGAAGATCGCAAACTTCGTCTTTTTCAATCTCCATCTTTTCTGCGATTTCAGCGATCATCTCTTCAAGATTTTCTCCGAATTCTTCCATTAAGTTCTCAAGTTTTTCTTGATCAACTTCAGGCTCATCATCCATTTCTGGAGCGTCATCCATTTCTGGAGCATCATTTAGTGGAGTCTCATCCGCTTCTGAATACATGTTAAAGTCTTCATTAACGAATTGTTCGAATCGAAGGATTTTACCTTCTTCAACAGCGTCAACTGTTGCAATTGTTGGTTTTGCGTACATTGGGTCAAATGGTTTTTTCTTGGCCGTTCTAGAAATTAGGTCACGAGTAACCGCTTTCCAAGTTGGGTCGTAGTTATGATTGAAGTTTCCACCCTCGAAATCAGCATTTCTGTCGATTACGCGCTGGTAGCCTTTCAATGATTTTCTTTTTGAAGTATCAAAATCTTCTTTTGAATTGGGTCCGCCGAATCCAGGTTTCTTTAGATTCATGTGATCATCCATTGAAGGATTGTCTCTGCGCTTTACGTTAAACATGTCCATGTTTTAATAGATGATTTTTTTACTGTCCTGTTCTAGTTTCAGTGTACATATCGGCTGTGAATTGAACTGTCAATTTATAGATACCTTCACTAGTGTAGTCAAGAGCAGTTTCGGTCATTTTAGCAGGACCTATGAATACTGGAGAGAATGTAAAATCTCTAAAGATCAAACCGGCTCTGTTGAATTGACTAACTTGAATGGTTGCATTCGCGTAGTCAGCTTTTAGACCTTGACGACCAGTTAATGGATCGTAAATTAAATCGGCCCATGCTCTCAATGCATTGTAAATGTACATATCGTTACTATTGTTCAAGTTAACCTCAAAATCGATTGTGAACTGATGATATGTTTGAGATGGTCTAGCTGGTGCGTAAACCCTTTGAGAGAATTTGTAGTTTTGTACAACAACTGCTGAACCTGAACCTGCGTATTCTGGTAAATTACTTACCTTAAGTACGTGCTCAAGCATCAAATTGTTACCGAATCCAGGTTTACCAGAAACGGCTGGTGGTGGAGTGATGATAACTTCGAATTGATTTAAGTAAATCGGTTCGTATTTACCAGGACCCGCTGTTGAGTTTTTAAAATGTGGTAGACCTGCCATCTTGTCTCTTATTTTTTAGTTATTTATTCGCTGTCTGTGAGGATTGTTTATCGAGTTCCTTTTCTTTTTGTGAAGGTTCCCTAACCTCAAGCTCTTTTTGTATTTGTTTTTGGATCGACTTAATTTCAGTAGTAGTCTTATTCTTTAGCGTAATGTTGGTTGCTTTAATAACATCGGCTAGGTCGAGTTCAGGCTTTTCCTTTGAGTAGACAGAATTTGGATCTGGCGTAAAGCTTAACTCAATTGATGGTAACACTTGAGCCAATAAATTTCCGCCGAACTTAAATTCAGTTTCATTAAATTCCTCAAACTTCATGATTATTGTTTTTCCAAGAAGACCTCCAAGTTTAACCTCTGCCCAAATCTTTGACTTATTGTCAATTCGATCGCCAGCAACGGTTTTGGTGATGTTATTAGATACCTTATACAAGAACTTAACTCCTGCCGAGTAGGCTCCTCTTTCCTGCTGACCTTCTAAAAATCTTAATTTATCACCCCTTACGATTACAGTATAGGCAATATCAGACTCTTTTCCAGTTTCTTCAGGGGTCACCTCAGTTTCACTCGGCTCTTTAGGCTTATTGTCTATTACCGCCGGTGGTAAGGGTTGCTCGTACTTAACCAGAGCACCTCCAGCCTGTCCTGCAGCCAGTTGTTTTGGAGCATCTGGTCCAGCAGGTAGAGCTTTTTGAGAATCGTCATCTTCCTCTTCCTGCCCTGCACCTAATTGCTTTGGAGCATCTGGTCCAGGAGGAAGGGCCTCCTCGTTCGTTTTAAGAGATCCTACCTTTTTGTCAATTATCTTATTGATTGCAACTAATAGTTCGTTAAGAAGTGATCCGGATGTGTACTTGACGTATTGCG